TGGCTCTAAATCTGTTAAAATTGCTGTTTAAGTCGAGGGCTCAACCGCAGAATTTTAGTAACGGCAGTCCGTTTTTGTTTGGTAAAACTTCCAGCGGACAAATCGTGAATGAGCGCACTGCACTGCGAACTACAGCGGTTTTCGCTTGCGTCCGAGTGCTTGCGGAAAGCCTCGCAGGGCTACCGTTGAATCTGTACTATCGAAAAGAGGACGGTGCGAAAGTGAGAAACATCACGCACCCGCTCTACAAGCTACTTCACGACTCACCGAATTCCGAGATGACATCGTTCGTTTTTCGTGAAACACTGATGACTCATCTGCTGATTTACGGCAATGCTTATGCTCAAATTATCCGTAACGGGAGGGGCGAGATTTCCGCACTATACCCGCTGTTGCCCGATAAAATGCGAGTTTCCCGTGGCGAGTCCGGCGCACTGATGTACACGTACTTTTCCGACAAAGGCGAGGTGACGTTGACAAGGCGAAATATCCTGCATATTCCTGCTCTCGGCTTTGACGGAGTGGTCGGCTACAGCCCGATTGCAATGGCTCGGAACGCCATCGGGGCGGCGATTGCAGTCGAGGAGTACGGTGCGGCGTTCTTCAAAAATGGCGCTAATCCGGGTGGGATTCTGGAGCATCCGGGGACGATTAAGGACGTGCAACGTGTCAAAGACAGTTGGAATGCGGGTTTTCAAGGCTCGGCGAATGCTCATAAAATATCGGTCTTGGAAGACGGAATGACGTATAAACAGGTCGGTATTCCGCCGAATGAAGCGCAGTTTCTCGAAACACGGAAGTACAGCGTGAGCGAGATTTGCCGCCTGTTCAAAGTGCCGCCGCACCTTGTCGGAGACCTCGAACGCGCGACTTTTTCCAACATCGAACACCAAAGTATAGATTTCGTGACGCACTCGGTGCGTCCGTGGGTGATTCGGTGGGAGCAGTGCCTGCAACAGGCTCTGATAGCGGATTCCGAGTGGGATTTGTTCATTCGGTTTAACCTTGACGGGCTGTTGAGAGGCGACTACGAAACCCGTATGAAAGGCTACTCAATCGGCGTTCAAAACGGATTTTTGTCGCCGAATGATGTGAGGAGGTTGGAGGACTTAAATCCGATTTCCGACCCGGCGGGTGAGAAGTATTTTTTCAACGGGAATATGCTCCCGATTGACCTCGCGGCGGAGGGCATTAATTACGGTGCGGAGGAGATTAAGGAGGATTTGCATGGGTAAGAAATTTTGGAATTTTACCGAAAACAACGGCAGTCGTGTGCTGTATTTGGACGGCATTATCGCCGCCGAAACGTGGTGGGGTGACGAGGTTACTCCGGCACTGTTCAAGTCGGAATTGCAGTCAGGGAGCGGGAATATCACGGTTTGGCTGAACAGTCCGGGCGGTGATTGTGTAGCCGCAAGTCAGATTTACTCGATGTTGGCTGATTACCCCGGCAAAGTCACTGTCAAGATTGACGGGCTTGCGGCTTCGGCGGCATCTGTGATTGCGATGTCGGGGGATTCGGTGATGATGTCGCCGACTGCCCTGATGATGGTGCATAATCCGCTGACGGTCGCTGTTGGCGACTCCGGCGAGATGACGAAAACGGCGGCAATGCTCGATGAGGTCAAGGAGAGTATCATCAACGCGTACCAACTCAAAACCGGGCAAAGTCGGGAGAAATTAGCTGAATTTATGGACTCCGAGACGTGGATGTCGGCTCATAAAGCGATTGAACTCGGCTTTGCGGACGGCATTATCGCCGAAAATCGAACCTGTTCGCCAGTGGCGAATAGGTCGGACACATCTGTAAAGTCGCTCACAGAGCGGTTAAATTTAATTATGGGAGGTATTTCAAATGTCAAAAATTAACGAACTTTACGGCAAACGAAACAAGGCAATCGCCGATGCACGGGCGTTTCTCGACACCAAACGCGGCGACTCCGACACGCTGTCCGCCGAGGACGAGGGCGTGTATTCCAAGATGGAGGCGGATATCCTCGCTCTCGGGCGGGAAATCGAGCGTGAAACCCGCTTGACGGCTCTCGATGCGGAGTTGTCAAAACCCACTACCGAGCCGATTGTCGGCAGTCCTGAAATGCAGTCTATGAGCGGTAAAACCGGCACTGCGAGTGCGGAATACAAGTCCGCTCTCGTCAAAGCTCTGCGGACTAATTTCCGTCAGATTAGCAATGTCCTCGAAGTCGGGAACGACCAGAACGGCGGCTATCTCGTGCCGGAAGAGTACGACAAACGGCTGATTGACACGCTTTCGGAAGAGTGTATCATGCGGAAACTCGGCACGACACTCAAGACTTCCGGCGAGCATAAAATCAACATCGCGGGCAACAAGCCTGCCGCGCTGTGGATTGCGGAGGGCGGTGCGTTGCAGTTTTCCGATGCGACTTTCGGGCAGATTACGCTCGATGCTCACAAGCTCCACGTTGCCGTGAAAGTCACTGAGGAACTGCTCTACGACAACGCTTTCAACCTCGAAAGTTACCTGTTGCGGCAATTCGGGATGGCTCTTGCCAACGCAGAAGAGGATGCATTCCTCAATGGCAACGGAACGACTCAACCGCTCGGATTACTGGCGGCTACCGGGGGTGGGACAGTCGGGGTGACGGCGGCTTCGGCGACTGCAATCACGTCCGATGAGGTGCTGAATCTTGTGTACTCGCTCAAGCGTCCGTACCGCAAGAATGCGGCATTCATCGCAAATGACCAGACGCTTGCACTTCTCCGCAAACTCAAGGATTCCACAGGGCAATATCTGTGGCAGCCGAGTTACCAAGCGGGTGAGCCGGATAGACTGCTTGGCTACAACATCCACACCTCGGCGTTCATGCCGACTGCGGCGGCGGGTAAGTCTGCGATTGCTTTCGGGGATTTTTCGTACTACAACATCGGCGACCGTGGAAGCCGCTCTTTTGCGGAGTTAAAGGAGCTTTTTGCAGGTAATGGAATGGTCGCATTTCTTGCAAAAGAGCGGGTTGATGGGCGGTTGGTACTTCCCGAGGCGGTGCAAATTCTGAAAATGAAGGCGACATAAAAATGTCGAGAAAGGCGGTGCGATTATGGCTGAGAAGTTGTTGTCGAGCGTGAAAAATCATCTAATTTTACAGCACGATGAGGACGATGATTTATTACTCGGCTATATTCGCGCCGCACTCGATTATGCCGCGCAGTATCAGCATCGGAAGTACACTGCGAAGTCGAAAATCCCGCCTGCTACCGAGCAGGCAATTATTATGCTTGCGGCGCACTTTTACGAGAGTCGGGACGGTGGAACGGCGGGGTATTTTTTCGATTACATCGGTGCAGTCGGGAACGTCTGGACTACTGTGAATCGGTTGTTGGCTCTTAATAAATCGTGGGGGGTTTAATTATATGTCACTTTCAAAAATGCGGCACGTAATCGACATTATTACCACAATTCCGCAGAAAGACAATGAGGGATTTTCGGTAAAAAGCGATACTGTTCTTGCTACAATCCGTGCCTCCCGCGAAGACCATCAAGGCACGGAAAAGTCCACTAATATGGCGGCTTTTTTGGTAAACACAGCGGTGTTCAAATTTCGCAGGATTCCGAAATTAAGGATTGACACAACTCACTTTTTAGTTTGTGACGGAATTCGCTACAACATTATCAGCGTGAAGGACGTTCGTGGAATGTATGTTGAGGTGGTCTGTGAACGGCAGGAAGGGAGCGTGAAATAATGGCTCGCTGTGAAATAAAGCTCCCCACCAACTTTGAGGAGAGGCTCTCGAAACTCGGCTCACATACCGATTCCATCTGCGAAAAAGTCCTTGAGGCAGGCGGTGAAGTCGTGCTTGCAAAAGTCCGCAGTAACCTCAATTCCGTGCTGTCGGGGAAGTCCACGGGGGAGCTTCAACGCTCGCTTGGACTGACTAAAGTCCGGCAAGATAGGAACGGCAAATTCAACATCAAAATCGGCTTTGCAGAGCCACGGCGCGGCACGGGAAAATCCAACTCAAAAGTGGCTACAATCCTCGAATATGGCAAGCACAATCAGCCACCACGACCGTTCATGAAACCCGCACGAACACAGTCAAAATCGGCTGCGGTGGAGGCTATGAAAAGCACTCTTGATGAGGAGGTCGGCAAG